TCACCAACCTTGGCGAAACCGAGGTTGATTATGTCTGCATGCCGTTTACGGACTCGACTTCATTGCTGGCCTGGGAAACCGAGTTTGGTTTTTCCGACAGCGGGCGCTGGGGTTTTATCCGCCAGCATTACGGCGGTCTGTACGCAGCAAAGCGCGGCACACTGTCCACGCTGCTGACCTTTGGTGACACGCGCAACAGCGCGCAAAATTCCATCCTGGGAATTGAGCCAACCTCACCGACACCGACCTATGAATGGGCGGCGGCCTACACCTCCAAGGCAGCGCGCGCCCTGGTCAATGATCCAGCCAGGCCGCTGCAGACATTGCAGCTTGATGGCTGTCTGCCTGCCCAGGGCCAGGGCCGCTTCCTGCTGTCGGAATTGAACCAGCTCGCCTATGGCGGCATCGCCACGCAGCGCACGGTCAACATCACGCCGATGATCATGCGGGAAAGCACCACCTACACCAAAAACCTCTACGGCAATTCCGATGATGCCTATGAGCTGGTGACGACACTGGCCACACTGACTGCACTGCTGCGCAATCAGCGCCAAGCCATCACCAGCAAATTCCCGCGCCACAAGCTGGCGGATGACGGCACCAGGTTTGGTGCGGGCCAGGCCATCGTCACGCCCAAGATCATCAAGGCCGAGCTGGTGGCACAGTATCGTGTCGATGAGTTCAATGGCCTGGTGGAGAATGGTCAGGCCTTCAAGACCAATCTGATTGTTGAGCGTGATCCCAATGACCCAAACCGCGTGAACGTCCTCTATCCGCCAGATTTGGTGAACCAGCTGCGGGTGTTCGCGGTGCTTTGCCAATTCCGTCTGCAATATGATCGCGGCCTCGACACAGCGATAGCTGCCTAAACCGAAACGTCATCGCCTTTGCAAAATGGCCTGCCTCGTTGGCGGGCCATTTGCATTTCATAAGGAGCCAGAGACATGGCACAGAGAATAGCAGGAATTGCTTTCCTGAAAGTGGATGGCAATCAATATCCGCTGCGCGGCAATTTTACCGTCACGCCATCGGTGATCGAACGTGCGGGCATCGCGGGCCAGGACTACATCCACGGCTACAGCGAATTGCCGCGCGTTCCTTCCATCGAAGGTGATGTGTCAACTGTGCCTGGCCTGGCCATCGAAGATTTTGATGGCATGACCAATGTCACAGTCACGGCCGAGCTGGCCAACAATTCCACCTACGTCTTGCGCGAAGGCTGGTGCGTCTCGGCCCTGGCCATCAATGCCCGCGACGGCATGGTGCGCGTGAAGTGGGAAGGCATCAGCTGTGATGAGATTATGTGATGGCTGACGAAACCGAACCGAAAAAGGTCAACGGCGCGGAAGTCACTGAGCTGGTCATTCCGTTGCGCAAGCCGCTGCAGGCGCATGGTGAGGAAATCAAGGAGCTGCGTTTTCGTGAACCAACCGCAGGCGACATCGAGGCCTGCGGCTCACCCGTGATGGTTGATTTTCTCAACCAAGCTGAGCCGAAGATGACCTATGAGACAAAGGCCATGTTCGCCATGATGAGCCGCCTGGCTGCAGTGCCGCCTTCCACCATTAAAGCTATGCACACTAAAGATTGGGAGTACGCAGCCCTGGCACTGGCGCATCGTTTTTTTATTCCCGAGATATAGACGACAGCATGGTGCTTGATTGCTATCGCCTCGCCAAATATTACGGGCGCAATCCGCGTGAATTTCTCGACATGTCGTTTTCCGAAGTGACGCGCCATGTGATCTGGACAGGCAAGCTTGAAAAGAAGTTGAGGCCAGTGGACGATGCCGACTGATTTTGACTCCGATGCCATGCTCAGTTTTCTGAGCGAGCTGACCAAGAAATTTGCCGATCTTAAAAAGGAAATGGTCAGCGTCGGTGATCAATCCGGCATTGGCTTGCACAAGGCGTCGGACGAAACCGACAGGTTTGGCAAGACCGTCGATCTGCACACCAAGCACATCGAAGGAATGAAGAACGAGACAGCAGGCCTGGTTGGCCTGCTGCGCGGACCCCTAGGCATCGCCTCGGCATTTTACGGTGCCTCGCAGGCGATGGGGAATTTTGTCCGCGGCGAACTGCAGCTGCGCAATTTTGCCAGCGATGTGGGAATATCCGCCAGCGCCATTCAGCGAATGCGGGTGCAGCTGTCGGCTGCCGGGATTGATGCCAAGACTGCTGACCAGCAAATCAGTGCGCTCACCTCCAAGCTGGATAGCATCAAGACGCTGACCACGGCTTCGCCGGTTTACAAAGACATTGCTGCCAATGATCCCATCCTCGCCAAGCAGTTGCTTGATGCCGAAAGGGTTGGCAACCGGCTGCGGTCCATTCAGCTGATCCAGGAAAAACTCAACGAGCCTGGTGCACCGCGCTCTAAATTATATTTGCAGGATAAGCTGGGCATCAATGCCTCCACGGCTCAGGCCCTGGGCAAGGACACCAAGGGCCTGGTGATGCCCTGGGTCTATGATGAAAAGGAGCTGGAAAAATACAACAGGGATTGGACCAACCTCACCACCAGCATGACGAATGTCTGGAATTACACTTTGATGGGAATGGTTGGCCAGACCAATGAATTTATTGAGAACACAAAGCGGGAAATTAACGCGCTGCGGGAGTTTTTCAAAAAGGACATGACCGGGCCAAAAGGCTTCCTGCCCAACAAGAAAGAATTGGAGGATGCTTGGGAGGCCCTAAAAAAACAAATGTCGAGTGAAGCTCATGCTTCAACGCCCACCGGCAAGGAAGCCTTGCTGGAAGGTGATGCATCATTTGGTGATCGCTTTGGCCAGTGGGGTGAAGGTGATGAGGGTGCATTGCCGAAGAATGCCAGGCCGCGCTCATTCTCACCCGAGAGCCTGCAGAAGGATGAACTGGAGCTGCAGAAGGACTCAAACAAAACGCTGCAGGATATTCGTGACCTACTGAGCGGTGACAAGGAAGGCATCTGGGGCGGCGGCGGTGGTCGCGGCGGTGGTGGCAGCAGTGGAGCTGGCACACCTGGCACACCGGGGCGGCGCGGCACTGGTGCTGATGGGCGCGTCCCTGAAACCACTGATGATCCAGCCTACGGTGGCAAAGGCAGTGATGAAGGTGGCATCGGTGGTCGCGATTATCTGTATGGACAACGCAAACGCTTCAAGGAGGAACTGGACAAGGATCCGCAATTAAGATTGCGCGCTGCCGCCATCCTGTCATTGGAGAATGAAGGGGCCAAAACCGGCGTGATGGAAAGCCTCTGGAACAGGTTGAACATTCCAGGGCATGAACGATCCGCCAGCTCTGGCTTGGCTGGCGGGCCGAACAGTTTTTACGGACCAGGGCGGCACCCTGGCATGGTTGAGGAACGGATGCGCCTGCTGCAGCGCGATCCCAAGCACCTGGAAAAACTCTACGGCCTGATCGAAGAGTCGTATTACAGCAACCTCATTGAAGGTTACACCGACCAGGGCAGCAAGGGTGATCCGAACTACGAGCAAGGTGGCGTCGGTAAAAACATCAACCGCGAACGCTTCAATGATTGGGGTGAATACGGTCATGCCGCTGCCAGGGCCGCGCGCCGCGCACAACAGGAAGCCTACAAGCGAGCCGAGGACAGGGCGCGCGCCGTCTTTGCCGCGCGCGGTGCCACAGCCGATGAGGCGCAGCGCGCCGAGCTGGGGCGCAACGCCATGGATAAATCCCTGGTGCGGTCAGGCGATTTAGGTGGTGCCAAAATTAAAGTTGATTTCAGTGGCTCGCAAGGATCGACGGCCGACCCGAAGATTTTGGATGAAGGCCCATTCAAGAAATTGAAAATTGCCAGGTCGCCACAGGCACCGATGGCTGGCGGCGGCGTGACTGACTACAACCGCTTTTCGTTTGAGTAAACCATGCCCGCCAATGATTTCGACTCCGAAGCCCTGCTGTCATTCGTCAGTGAGCTGACCAGGAGGGTTGAGGATTTAAAAAAGGAAATCGTGTCGCTGGGTGATCAATCCGGCACCGGCATGCGCAAAACATCCGAGCAAATGGAAAAGCTCGGCCAGCAGATTGATAAAAGTGCCAAGCCGCTCAAGGCGATGAAGGACCAGAGCAGTAACCTGGTCAGCACGCTGCGCGGCTCTGTTGGTTTGGGTGTGGCCTTTTACAGCGCATCCCAGGCCATGGAGAATTTTGTTCGGGGTGAATTGCAGCTGAGGAATTTCGCCATTGATGTTGGCCTGACTTCCTCCGAAGTGTCCAAGATGCGTACCCAACTGTCGGCTGCGGGCATTGATGCACGAACTGCCGACCAGCAGCTTGGCTCACTGGCATCCAAGCTGGACAGCATCAAAACTTATCAGACAGCCTCGCCTGTCTATAAGGCAGTTGCTGCCAATGACCCGATCCTGGCCAAGCAGCTGCTCGATGCCGAGAAGGTTGGTGATCGGATGAAATCCATTGATGCCATCAGGCAGAAATGGAATGTGCCAGGTGAACGCTCCAAGCTGTACCTGGGCGAAACGCTGGGGGTGACTGCATCAACCATGCAGGCACTTAACCGAAACCAAACCGGCCTGGTGCAACCCTGGGAATACAGCCAAAAGGAGCTAGACAAATATAATCGGGAATGGACCAACACCATCACCACCGTCACCAACATTTGGGGTGCGTCGATGATGACGATGGTCAGCTCGACCAATGAATTTGTCACCAACACGGAAAAAGAATGGGGCGGCATTTCCACTTGGTTTCAGGGTTTGAAGGCTGACTATGAAGGCAAGGGAAAACCTGGCCAGCAAATGTTTGGGCCGAAAGGTGTGCTGCCCAACAAGCAGGAGATTGAAAGCCTGTTTGGTCCGAAAGGCATCCTGCCGGATAGCAAAGAGCTGGGCGAAATCTGGGAGAATTTGAAAAAGCAATTATCCACTGAAGCGCATGCCGACGAACCGACCGGCAGCGAAACCTTGCTGGAAGGTGATGCCTCATTCTCTCAGAGGTTCGGTGAGTGGGGCAAGGATAAGCTGGACATCCAGAAAAACTCCGGCCAGCTGCTGCAGGACATCCGCGACCTTTTGCAAAATGAGTCCGGCTCCGGTGGCCCCATGGGGGTGGGCGGTGCTGGCTACGGCAGCAGCGGTGATGGTGCTGATAGCAGTCCCGGCAGTCCTGGCGGCCAAGCCAAGCTGACTGATGAAGCTGGCAATGCCATTGATCAGGAGACGATGAAGCAGGCCGAGGCGCTGGGCCGCAGTGGTGATGTGAAGGGTCTGCAACAATTGTTTGCCAAGCGCGGCTACCGCATGAGCGGTGCAGCCTGCGGCATTGTTGCCAGCAAGTATGCCCGCGCTGCAGGTTTCCAGCCGCCCAAGGCTGGTGCCATTGCCACAACTTGGCACACCTTTGGCGAGCCGATGAAGCCGGGGGATATCAATGCCCCTGAGCATCCGTTCGGCAGCATGTTCGCGACCTACTATCACCGCCGTTACGGCGGCAATCCGAATGAGGTGTTGAAGCCAGGTCAGATTGGCGGCCATGTGATGGCCGTTGTCCCCGGCACTTATGATGAAAAGACCGGGACCATCGACACGGTTGATCAGTATGGCTACAGCCACGGCCGGCGCAACATCAAAGACCTGGATTTGCGCTTTGCCGGTGCTGAGGCCGTCAAGCAAGCTGCAGCCCGCCGCGAAGGCAGGCCGGTGGATCAGAATGAAAACCGAGCTGAGGCGCGCGACAAAATCGACAGCTCATTCCCAGGCATGCGCACCGGCACTGCTGGTGTGAATGTTGAATTTAACGGTGTGCCCAAGGGTGTAAAGACCGAGGCCGAGCTGCTCGAGCAGGGCGTGTTCAAAAGGTTAAATATTAAGAAGTCGCAACAGACGACCTATGCCCAAGACAATTGAAATCGCCAGGCTGAAAGTTGGCGGCCAGGATTTTACCGATTGGGAAACGGTCAGCGTCAAGCAGGAACTGCGCGGCAACCCGCCGCAGTCATGCCGCTTCACCTGCAGCGAAGGTTCGCCGCTGGTCAAGAATTGGACCAAGCAGCAAATCATGCCGGGGCAAGATTGCTCGGTGTTCCTGGCTGGCCAGCTGGCCTTCAACGGCAAGGTGATTTCGCGCCAGGTGTTCGTTGATGCAAGACGCCACCACATCGAAATTCAATGTGCCAATCTGCTCGAGCTATCCACGGCCAGCGTCATCACCAAAACCGGCGAGTTCAAGAACCAGGAGCCTGAGCAAATCATTCGCTCAGTCTTGAAGGGTGTAGGCAAAAATCTGGTGGTGCTGGGCGGCCAATTGCCGAAGATCAAAATTCCCAGGCTCTCGGTCACGCCGGGGGAGTCGATCATTGATTTTATTGACACGCTGACGCGCCATCTGAGCCAGGCCAGCAATATCACGATTTCACATTCCGCCACGCCGCAGGGTGACTTCGCCATCGTGGTCGGCTCAACGGGCGGTAAGGATGAGATTGTCGAAGGCCAAAATATGCTGGAAGGCCGCGAGCTGATTTACATCCCGATGATTGCCGCCCCGCCGCCTGGGGATGGGGCCGGTGATCAGAAGGCCAGCCAGGCCACAACCGGGCAGCGCCCTGGCAATGACGACCAGTGGGGTGCCAAGGTTGCCTCTGTTCCATTCCTCTCCAAGACATTTGAAATGATGGGCAACAAGATTGTGCCCAGCAATATCGTTCCCGAAATCCCGCTGTGGGATAAATCCATCATCGAAGGCCGCGCCACATCGGAAAGCGGCTGGATGAATGAGGACTACGTTACCGTGTACGGCACCCTGCAGGGCTGGCTGAGGCCATCCGGCGGCCTCTGGGTGCCTGGCCAGGATGTGGTTGTCACTTCACCCATGCTGGTGATGAAGGGCGAGAAGCTGACACTGAAAAGCGTCACCTATAGCCAGGACAACCAGACAGGGACGCGCGCCGTTCTTGAATGCTGCAATGCCAATGCCATGGGCGGTGCTCCGAAAGCAGGTCAATGAATGCGAAGCACACTGACTGATGCCGCGCGCAAGGCCAGGATGGGAATGGCCCGCGCCACCATTCGCGAGGTCGATGACAATCACCTGATGCAAGAGGTGAAATACGCTGACGTTTATCACAGCGAGACGCCGACCGATTTTGAACGCTGGCAGATGGTTGGCATGACGGCCGTGCCGGTCAAGCAGCAGCAAGATCCGAACCAGAAAACAGCTGCCGCACCGCCTGACACCGAGACAGGAGACTGGAACCACAACCAGCCGACCGGCGAGGCCGCCGAGGCCGTGATGCTCTACCTCAACGGCTCGCGTTCGCATCCGGTGGCGATTGTCGATGATCGGCGGGTGCGTCCCTACGACATGAGCGAAGGCGAAGGTGCACACTATGCACCGGACGGCTCCGAGCAGATGGTGCTGTTCAAGGCGAACGGCACTTATGTCACTTCCCTTGATGGCACATCGGTTGCGGACAAGCAGACCAAGCAGACACGCTTTGCCAGCTTGCGTCATGTCAACAAGAAGATGCAGACGCACAAGATTAGCAGCAGTCAGCAACAGTCAGGGGGCAATGGGTCCGCCGCACCAGCCGCGCGCGATGCCAGCAGCGGCGGTCAGCAGCAGCAGCAACAGAAATACAAGCACGAAGGCGACAGCGTAAACACTGAGGTGCGCGTAACAGCTGGCCATATTGAGTTTCGTGCTGGTGATACGGTCGTCGGCC